GTAATGAGTCGCCCCGTGGGTAACGTCCTCGATCCTTCCCGTTAAAACCAGCTTCGCAATGAGGAATGAAAAGTTAAACGCATTTTTATCCAACGGTTTGTCAGATCGCCCGTCACAGTACCATGAAAATTGACACTTATTTTTTATGGGGAATCCATTCGGGTAAGTTTTAGCCTGTTTGACTACAGAACAAATATCATTCGGGTAGCGTTCATCTTTTACCCGATTCAATACAACGTGAGCGGGTGCGGCCATAGAAAAAAGAGTTGGCTCACCCCTGGCCTCAAAATAAATATTCAACGCAAGACAAATTAAAGCCGCGCTCATTAATAAGGACAATTCTTAATTGGGCAAGGCAGAGCGAACGCCGCTGGCATACGTTCTTTTCCTTTGCCATACAAATTTATCCCGCAATTTTTACAGACCCCGTTTTTTGTTGATGCTATCTGTCGCCTCACCACATCATTCTGCCCTGAGTCCTTTTTCTTTCTCATCAATAGTCTTTAATCGCTGTTGAGAATAATTTCCAGTCACACTCGTCACCGTCGATGATACAATTCACAATCATGTTCAAACCTGGAGACCCGAACCGACCCAGCACCCTACTCGACCATATTAAATATCTCCTGACCTCCTTGGGCTCTTTCTCTGTATTCGTTCCACTCGTCCCTCTTGGACTATCCAGCGTGGCATAATCCAGCGATTGGAAATCAACCTCGCTGCGGATATACTTCACCGCCCTCCTGATGCCCCAGACCGATTCCTGTAAAACTGAGTTGAGCTTTTTACTTTCAGCCCAGACTAAAATAGGGTCACGCTTCGCCTTTTTTAAAGTCTGCTTGGTCGCAAATTGGTATGCTTGCTGACTTTGTTCTGAAATATCAATCATACATTAGCCTCGTTCGGCCAAATAATATCTTTGGCCCATTGTTCACCGCGTATGTATCCCTCCTCGACTGCCGTCGCCCTTCCTCTTCCAGCAGTCTTTGAAATTTCTCTTAATCTGGTCTCCACTTTTAGTTTAGTAAAATCCTCCTTATTCGATGGCGATGCACTATGACCCATTGCTTTACGATCCGAACAACGCTTTCTCAAATATGCCACACGTTTTCCCAGGGGAGGGGTTTTCTCTTTTTTAATTCTATCAAAAGCATCTTGAATAACATCCACCGTAAAGTCTCTTGTAAGTTTAATAACAACACTAAAGGGCTCTTGTAAGTCTTCTTTCAACCATCCTCTTAATTCACTCCAATCGTGTTCGATTATATCTGGTTTTGATTCTGATTCTAGTATGCTAGATTTATTTGTAGCGTTCGCCAGAGTGGTTTCTTTATTTTTTAACGACTTAGCGATACCGCCGAGACGTCCGTTTGCTTTATTTTTGTCTGATTTTTGCTTCGTTTCTGCAAGCATTTCGCTTAATTTTTGTTGAAACCACGTCCCGTCTGATAAATCGAAGTAGGGTAAAATCTCCTTTTTTATCTTTTGCCATTTACGATTTCCTAATCTTAGAATACGGCACATTTTCTTGTCGTCGTCTTCTAAAAATTTTCTTCCTTTCCATGTGTAGAATAAAATCAAACAATAAGCACCGTGAGCCTCAATCGAAAGCTCAGGTGTATCGGCGATATAATCTCCCACAAACATAGGCATAAACGGTAGTTTGCTCATTCGGTTTCCTCCTTGGTTTTCCAATATTTTCCAATCCCCTCGCAACTGACAATACCGGCTTGGCGTATTGATTCATTGTTTTTGTACCATCTTATTATGGCTTTTTTTAAAGCCCCTGTTCCATGATTAAAAGGTAAATGACGCCCGGTAATATCAAGATACATACTATTATAGTCAAATTTATTTATTTTTAAATAACGAATATGCTCGTCGGCTATGTCTATCATTTCCTGTCTGAACATCTTACAGCCAATTTTAAATGAATATCACAAAAAGCAAACTTCTGATTTGAATTAATCGGCTCATGGCAGAATTTATCCTCTTCCAGCCACTGGCAGAATTTAAAGTTACCGCGCTTTTCCCAGTCGCCTTTTTTTTCATAAGGCCGTAATTCCGCTCCCCAGGTACTGTTTAATTTTCTTCTCATTCCCATACGGGCCAGCTTCCCGGCCACCGCCATACGAGTCGTTCCAAGTCTTTCGCCTATCTGCTTAAAGGTTAGGCCCGTTTTCCAAAGGGATATTAACTTCGCGTCTTTTGTTTTCGCCCACTTATTCATATTCCCTCACTACCAATCTTGAATGTCTTGAATGATGACTTTGACTTTCGTTGGCCAACTCATAACCTTCCGGGATTGGCTCGTTGTGACCAATCCACCGAAACTCTAATGTCCATTTGTCAGTGTCGTCCCAACCTTCGGCAATACCGTCGCAGCAATGAGTATGGCCAGCGTGACAACCTTCATAGTCGCATGGGTATAATTGATTCGGATTCGTTTCGGTCGAGGCAAAGGTTAAAAGTTTACCAGGAACCACTGAAGCGCCGTTACACTTGGGGCAAATCATTACTCCCACTCCACATTATGATTAACCATTACTTCTTTATAAGGGATTTTTATCCAAATTGGCTTACCATTTCCTGGGTTAATAACCTTCTCTTCCAATATCATACCGTAATTATTAATTTTATCAGTATAATTATAGTCGTTAACTGCTTTTAATTTATTTCGTTTAAATCCACTATAATCAACGTGATGCTGATATCTTCCCCACTTCCAACTCACTCTAGCAATATCCGGGTGCTGCTCCACAAGACTTTCGGCCATTTTTAATCTTCCATCATCCTGATACAGCTCGTCTGAATTCCCACCTTTCATTGTCATGGTGGTACTTTTATCGCATATAAAGGCGTTAAATAGTATCGTGCACCACCCGTCTTTTAAAGCTCGTATGCTGAGGTCCGTATCCTCGTTATATCTTCCGCGCCATCGGTAAGGTATGTCGTTCCTGATTAAAATACACGAGTATATGCGCGTGTTTAGGTAAAAAGCTGGCTTTCTTGCCTTTCTTTCAATAAACATAAAATAATTAAAGCCGCTTAAGGCGACATTTTCATATCTGTTAATAAAGTCCTCTGCCGATTTAAAAATGGTACCGCTTGCAACCCTTATTAGCATATTACGATTAAATCTGTAAAAGTGCATAATATTATCATCAAGAATCCAGTGTTTTTTTGCCCCCTGGGAAATTGAATGTTCCCACACCCAATTCCGCGCGGGTATTGATCCTTGATCCAAGTCTTGAAACGGTAACACCAGTATTTTTTTTTCGTCGATAACAGAAGCGTAATTATCAAACTCTTGAGGCTCCACGACAATATGATAAGGTACATCTATTTCTTCAAGCGCCTTACTTGTTTGTCTGCTCTCCCATCTACCTTTTGAAATTATATAAACAGGGTATTTAGGATTCATATTAACGTCTTCCGTATAATTGTATCCCCAGGTCGTTGTTTAAATGTACGCCATATTTGACTAGGCCTCACCTTTACTCTACCATACTGCTCCCCTAGTTTAAATATACCCGGCCACATGGATTGTAATCCCTGCGCCCTTATCAGTCGTCTGTCACCCTCGTATGAAATTTCGGTATTCCCACCTTTTATTGTCATGGTGGTTACCTTATCCATAATTAGTCTATTAAAAATTAAGGTACAATAACCTTCGGTTAATAACTGAAGACTATAATCGGTATCTTCCACTAATCCATCGCGCCACCATATATTTGGTTTATTATTAAACAAAACACAAGTATATACCTGCTTATTAAAATCAATTTTATTCTTCGCAGCCCACGCAAACATAGCGTGCTTTAAACCTGCTGCTCCAATATTATTATATTGATTAACGTATTCCTCTGCCTTTTTTAAATTTTTATAGCCTTCTATTTTAATATTTTTATTATTTTTTCTGATCTTAAAATTTTTTATATTATCGTCAATTTGCCAGTGGTACGCCTCCTTATGATCTATAGAATATTGCTTAATCCAATTTCTTGCATACGCAATACCCATATCGTTTTTATCCATTACCAAGACTTTATTATTAAAAATATTTTTATAATTTATTTTGTCTTGTGGCTCCACGACCAGTTTAAAATTAATATTATCATTTAATAATTCATTTGCGGTGAGTGATAAATTTTTCTCATATCTTTTTCGGCTTGGGATATAAATTGTATATTTATTCATCATTATACCTCTTTGTTACAAGCCTTTGAATGGTAAGCTGTGGATACCACATACTTTTAGTAAGGCCGGTTATTGGCTGATTCAGTAATTTTGAAAATTGCTCAACGTCCTCCTCTTTTTCAAAATGCACCAAAAGCGTCCTCAAAGGCGTTAAATCCTCCTGTATATATTCCGGCATTTCCTTCCACTGTTCTTTCCAGATCGTGCCTTCATCTTGAGGGATAAGAAATAATTGGTCTTGTTTGTTTTCTTCGTTAATCATACCTGTATCTCCGTTATTTCAATACCGTAAAGTGCTTCAACTAATTTCTTTTTGATTCTATATATTTGGGTTCGGTAGCCTTTCACATCCTCGACAACCCACTTCCCGTTTTTTAGATGATATTTAAAATCCGCCTTGTATACGCAAATCTTTTTCTTATTTACTACGCAAGGAAAGGCAGGCTGAAGCTCCAACTTGAAAATAACTCCTGCTCTTTCCAGTAATTTCAGATCCGAATATCTCGCAGCCTCTGCTTTGGAATGGAATGATATCCCATCAACGACTGTTCTTTTTGCGTTATATTTATTCATTGTGCGGTGGTTGATACCCTTGGGCAATGTTAACCAAAGTCGCGGCCACCACTTCAGGGTATCTCTTTTCGCTATTATTTTGAAAGGAGCGCGTCATGACGCCACCGCTCGCCTTTACATAAGGCCGCTAGAAACTGTACGACGCCACTTTGGCGGTGCCATTTCGGGTTGGAACGGTAACTCTTTCACTCTTGATCGCATAACCATCATCCCGCAAGTCTTTAATTCTCGCGGCGAGACGCATAACGCCGAACTCAACCATTGCCTTTCTTGGTGTAAGACTGTGGCCGTTTTCAAGATACTTTAAAATTTGCTTACTCTGTGTCATCGTGCTTCTCCTTTAAAAAGGTCTGGTCTTATTAATGAACGATCAACCCCGGTTATTCTTTCAAGATTGACCAAGTGGTCGGCAGGGACTTCTGTCCACTGGTAAATACTCTGGCGCGATAAACCAAGCTCCTTGGCAACATAAGCCACCCCACCAGCGTTTTTACATATGTCTATTATAGTCATTTTCCCCTCAGATATTTTAGTAATTGCATTGTCAGTCTCCACGCTTCGCCCGCGCTTATTCTTTCGTGGCAAAGCTCTTTATTATCCTTGTATAGAACCAAAAACAACTCGCCCTCCACATCTCTGAAATTCGGGTACATTAGTGTCCAAGCTCCGCATTTAATTTAACCGCCTGGTCGTAGGTCAGACAGCGCATTTCCAGAACTGAGACGAATTTCTTTCCCAAGTATCCCTTCACCGCAGAGGCTATCTGATCGAAGTCTTCACGGATTCTCTCGTGACAAATTTCGACATCACTATAACTCTCAGTCCATTGCAGCCATCCCTCAGGCGGCACCTTGGTTGTCAGGATAAGAACGGAAATGAAAACGACTTTGATCATAAGATCACCAGCGCAAAATAAGCGACCGTGAAAAGTAAAAAGACGCAGACCCCATCTAGTACGGTCTGAATAATTCTGCCGCGTCGTCTAAATCTCAGTAATAATAAATTTTCTATCATCGTATCCCCATTTCAGCTTTTTGATAACTTAGTTCAGTTCGTTTCATATCAATCCAGGTCTTGTAGACATCGTAATTAACCTTTGCGATTGCAGCCAAGGTTCTGGCCTCGCTTAAACTCTTCAGATGACTTCTATACCCATCACTGGCTCTTGCTTCTCGTTCCTTCGACGCCTCTGAACCCTCGGATCTACCAGCGATGTCAGATAATATGGACTTGGTTGCATCATCGAGAGCTTTATAAGCCCCATCCAACTCCGCCCACGATATTCCACGCGAGGATAGTTCGGCGGCTGATTTATCAGGATCGAAATTCATTTAAACCCTCCACATATAAAACGGCATTCACCCACTTTTTTGCGGGATTTTCAAATTTATTAAAAATGTCCCATAAATTATCCGTAATTTCCCTGGGGTCGAGTTTCTGCGATTTCCACCAAAGTCTCTCACCGCGACTATGCTGCTCTCTGTGGTGTGCTCCGCATAACGGTAGTGTATATATGTCGGAAGGCTTTAAACCTACTCCACACGACGCTATAAAGCGCACGTGGGCAGCTTCTGTCGTTGTATGGTCGTTACAAATGACGCACGGCAAGGTTCTGATGTATTTCAAATACTTTGGCATTCTTTTAATTTCATTTTTCGGTATCATTATATCCTGTGGGAATGGGTTGCGCGGGAAAGGAACCGTTTCCGGCGGGCGCACCGCGCAACCCTTTTGACGACACGACTTCCCAAGCCGTGATTGAACGCGCCCAAATTAAAAAACAATTTCATCATCGATCATCTCGTTTTCAATAACCGGCGGAGGGGCAACTTGAGGTGATCCTTCGTTCCCGCCTCCAAGCATTGTTAGTGTACCTTTAAAATCCCCTAAAACGATCTCTGTTGTATATTTCTCAACGCCGTTCTTTTCCCATTTTCTCGTTGCCAGACTGCCTTCCACATATACTTGCGAACCCTTGGTTAGATACTTCTCAACAATACCACAAAGATGGTCGTTAAATATCACCACCCTATGCCACTCTGTCCGCTCCTGCCTTTCGCCGCTTTTATCCGTCCACTTTTCCGACGTAGCCAGGGAGAAGTTTCCAATACGTTTCCCAGTGTCGGAATGTCTAATCTCTGGATCACGACCAAGCCTTCCGATCAATATCACTTTGTTAACTGAACTCATGTCTTCAACTCCTTTAATGATTGAATTTTCGTTTCCATTTCCTCGATAAATTCCGCAACCATTTCACGCATTTCATCCAGTCGTTTATCGTCGCGCTCAAACCGCTTTATGAACAGACTCATTTCTTCTGGCATCCTGGGATCGTAGGATACGAAGTCACACCATTCTCTGCTGGTGCATTCAAGTTGCCATAGCATTTGCGGCTCATACTTCGGCGGGATTTTATCAGCCAACAGATAGTCAATATGCGTCGCCGTGTTTGGGCATTTAATCTCAATCAGTCCACCGTTAACCAAACCATCTGGACTCGCCCCGGACTTTAAGATTGGATGCTTTACGAAGCCAATTTCCTCCACCTTTGAATCCGTATGAAACTCATAAGCCGTTCGCGCCTTTGGCTCCGTATCTATCCCGTGCTGCATCGCGGCGTTGGTATAACTTTCCGCCGTCTTATCAGTTAAAGTTTCTGCGATAAGTTGCGCCATATAATTCTTGCGACCAGACCCCCAGCCTGTTTTGGTTTTGGAGATTACGTCAGGAATGCGGGAGGCCGTGACCAGACCTCGCCGCACGTCGAACCAACTTTCAGAACCCTGAATTACATCACCCAATTTTTTTCTCCAGTGTCTTTTTAACTTGGGCGAATTTCTCCGCTGGAATATCGTCAACTGACTTTATTCCGTAATGTTTGCAAAGGGTCGCTGTATCAACATTGGCGTCCTTAATCAGCCCGACAATTATATCCTTCTGTTCGGGTTTAATCGTCGGTAAGGCTTCTCCCGCCCCTACGCCATCGTCATCTTCAGCCGCAATACCAACTGCCGCCATTAAACCATATCGTCGAGCGTAGGTGATTGCAGAACCTAACCCCTGCATATCATTCTTGACCAAGATCAAGGGAACGCCACCGTCGGTCATTGTCCCACCGTTCTTGTGATGGATAGAAGTCACCAATCTAAGATCGCCATTGGCTCCCTGTACCGCTTGATGAATTGCGATACCGTTATCCGTCAGTGGCTTTCTTATTACATCCCAAACGGAAGGCAGATCGGCATACTTATAATTATAACCATCCGCTCCTTTTTTTACGCCTTCAATCTTGGCTTGAGCCTTCGCCAGCGCGGAAAATAATTCTTCCCGCGCTCTAGTTGTAATCTCTTCAGTCATCTAACCCTCCATTTTTTCATCAAGTTCAGTTATCCCTAGTCCGATAAATGATCGGACGTCCTCAAGGCGGTCGTGGTAGGCAACGTCTGCGCCAAACTCTTCCGCCATTCGCATCGTGCTTTCAAGTTCGGCAATTTGCTCCTGAGCCTTCAGTAAAAATACTTTGGCC